TTATTCGGGTAATGTTATTATTACAGCACTTGAAGCTAATGCACCTAATGGAGATAATGCAACATTTACAGCTTCATTTGAAGGTGTTGGAGCACTTACAAAGACAGCATAATTATAAGCCTTTATATCTCTAGGTTATGGAGGTGTAAAGGCTTTATTATTTAATACTTATTGATATGACTATTAAAGGACAAGACTACAAACTGAAATATACTCTTAGAGCCTTATTTATCTATGAACAGATTACAGGTAAGGCATTTGAGTTAAAGACTATCACAGATGAATATCTATTCTTCTACTGTGTCTTAATGGCTAATAATCCAGACAGTTCACTAACCTTTGAGGAACTGATAGAAGCCATAGATGAAGATATGGGTATTATGGTAGAGTTCCAGAACTTTTTAAAGAAGGAACTGGAGAAGCAGCAGCTATTCATTACTAATAATACGGATGCTAAAAAAAAGTCCTAACCGCTAAGGAGATATATTCAGCCTTAGTAATAGAAGGTGGACTAGACCCAGAATATGTACTAGATAAGATGCAGATGTATGAGTTAGAACCATTGATTAGCAATCTACATAGGAAGGACAGAAATAGCTGGGAACAGGCTAGAATGATAGCTTATGTAATTGCACAATGTAACAGCACTAAGAAGTTAAAGCCTACTGATATAATGCAGTTTACTTGGGATAGTGATACTACAGGAGAAACATCTATTAGTAATGAAGATATTAAGAGATTGAAAGAGAAAGCTAAACAATATACAACACATAATTAAATATGGCTGATTTAGTAACCAGACTATTATTAAATAGTAGTCAATTCGATAACAACATAAGACAGTCCACACAACAAGTACAACAGTTTCAGCAGGTAGGAAGGAATATCACAGCCACTATAGGAAGATTTGCTGGTGTGCTAGGTATAGCTATGACTGCTGGGGAAGCATTTAATGCTGCTGTTAATAGTTCCAGAGAAGCACAGCAGGACTGGAATACTGTAGTAGGTACTGCTAAGACTACTGTAGATAACTTCTTTTCGTCTTTATATAGTGGTGATTGGACTGTATTTGAGAATGGGATATTAAATGCTATCGGACTTGCTAAGAGATATACAGAAGCCTTATCTAATCTTAAGATGGCTATGGCTATCGGTGAATCTAAAGCAGATAGATTAGAAGCAGAAAGAAATAACTATGAATACCTTATTACTAAGAAGGGTATTAGTAATGAGGAAAGAACAGCAGCCTATAACACTTACATAGAATTATCCAAGAAGGAAATCTTAGAGAGGGAAAGTAAAAGTAAGTACTTTTGGGAACAGATTCAAGAAGTAATGAAGGCTAAAGGTGTTACTGGTATCAATGATGCTAGGGAAGCACAGAAACTATATGAGAGTTTATTAGACCCGTCTACTAAGGAATATGCAGATTTAGAGAAGTACAAGCAAAGGAAGTCAGATGCTAAAGGTATTAGGAATCTAGGTTACTTAATGATGATTAGCGGTGCTGGTATAGGTAGTGAGGGCTTAGATACTTATACTAAAGGTGTTAAGGAACTGGAAGAAGCTACAGATGAGAGCCTAGAGAATATGATTAGATTCCAGAATATCTTTACTTCGGAAGTTGGTGAAGAAGTAAAGGATATGCTAGATAAGGCTATAACTTTTACTGATAAGGCTGGTACTATTAAGAAAGATATGTCTGATGCAGGACAGGATTTAAAGGATGGTCTTAATAATGGAGAGGTTAAATTAAAACCTGTTATTCCTACTGGTTCATTAGCAGAACTGGATGCACAGATAGCATCTTTAAGAAAGGAATTAAACCTAGCTATTAGTAATGAAGATAGGATAAGAATCAATGCTGAACTAAATGCACTTACTGAACAGAAGAGGGTAATAGAGTTCCAGTACAAATATCCTAATGCACCTATTGGTAAGTTAGATGGCAAACCTGCTGGTTTGGCTGGTATGGTGAAGCCAGAAATACCTACTTCACTTCCTAAGTTTAGTAGCCCTATTACTAATAAGAATATCAAACTGAATAATGAGTATGCACAAAGTTTAGGTGCTATAGCTTCTATTATGGGTTCTGTAACCAATATGACCAATGAAGGTGCGGCAGCTTGGTTAAGTTGGGGTGCTAATTTGATTAGTGCTGTAGCAGCAGCTATCCCACAAATTGTAGCATTAACTACAGCCAAGAAAGGTGAAGCTATTGCCAGTGGTGTAGCCAGTGCAGCCCAAACCCCGTTTGTAGGATGGTTGTTGGCAGGTGCAGCAGCAGCGGCTGTAGTAGCAGCTTTGGCTAGTATTCCTTCCTTTAGTACTGGTGGTATATTCGCTGGCAATAGTACTATTGGAGATATGAACCTAGCTAGGGTAAATGCTGGTGAAATGATTCTTAATAACAGACAGCAAAGGAATCTGTTTAACCTGCTTAATGGTAATGGGGTTATGGGTTCTGCTGGCGGTGGTCAGGTAGAGTTTAAGATTAGAGGTAAGGAACTTGTAGGAGTTCTAGCCAATTACAATAATAAAACAGCTAAAGTAAGATGAAATATACAGCACAATTCTATGATATAAATGAGAAGCTATACACATTGGAAATAGGTTCTGGAGAAGTGCAGAACATTACTTTATCTGCTACACCATTCATAACTGAGTTAGAAACTTCTGATTCACATTTATATAAACCTTGTAAGTATAGCAGTGCTACTATAGGAATGATTACAGACGATTATAAGTTTGATTTGTATAGTAGTACAGCACAACAGAATAAGGTAGTTCTTAGTAGTGCTAGTGGTATTGTATGGGTTGGGTATGTAACACCCAATCTATACAGTCAAGGCTATGAGAATGAATTAGAAGAAATAGAGGTAGAAGCCATAGATGCACTTAGCACATTACAGTATTATAAGTACACCACTATAGGCGGTAAGAAAGATATAGTATCTTTTACCCAGATTATAAACCATCTGCTTAGTAAATGTAATGCTTATAGTTCTTTCTATATTTCAGATAATACACAATTAAATGCTACATCTGACTTTTGTTTACCTAGTAAGATGTATATCAGTGAACAGAACTTCTTTGATGAAGATGATGAACCTATGACTATGCAGGAAGTTCTGGAAGAAGTTTGTAAATACCTTAATGTAACTGCTGTAGCTGATGGTGATAAGGTTTACTTCTTGGATTATGATGCTATTAAAAATGGAATCAATACTTACTATAGATTTACTTTAGGAACAGAAACACCTACTAAGGTTACTTTGCAGCAATCTAAGGAAATAGAAGCCAGTGATTATGTTGAAAATGGTGGTCAGTTATCCTTAGATAATGTATATAATAAGGTTACTGTTAAAGACAGTCTATACAGCTTTGACAGCATTATACCTAGTATCTGGGATGAGAAGTATTTAACTAACTATGGTGGTAGCTGGTCTTATGTGCAGGAAGTAAATGAAGATGGTAAAGGTGGTATGCACAAATGTTTCTTTAAGTATTTAAAGCATAAGAACTATACTTGCTACTATTATAATAAGACCACATTAGCACAAATATCAGCACCTTTTACTATTAACTATGCTACTACACAGAACTATGTAGGTGCTACTATCTGTAAAGCCTTCTTTGATAAGGTTACTGATTTTAATAAGAAGTACAATAATATCAATTTTACAGACTATGTACTATTACACGTTCATAATACTTATGATGGTAAACTAAGACCATTGTTTGAACTGGAAGTAAATGATAATAATGTTAGCTTTATTGGTGGTTCTACCTATCTGATTATTAAGGGTAATTTCCTATTTATGGATAGGGAAGGTGAGATGTATATAATGCAGGGGTATAGTAACAAGAATGATGACTTCAACCCAGATAACCTTTACATAGACTGTAAGTTAAAGTATGGTAGTATGTACTGGAATGGTTCTAGGTGGACTTCTACAGATAGTACATTCAAACTATACTTTGATAATCAAGGACAGTCAGACCATTGTATTAACAGGATATTCCCAGTTAAAAATAACATTGATTGGAAGATGGGAATAGATGGTGAAGGTTACGCTATTCCAATGCCTAACACTAATGAAGTGATTACTGGTAAACCTACCTTTACATTATACCATCCGCACAAGGTGGATAATAGCTATAGATGTGATGCGGTATTCCTTAGTGACTTCGATATACAGGCTAAAGTTCAGAACTTCCAGAAGGAAGAAGAAAAGGATTCTGATACTGAATACAGCAATATTATAAACGAGGACTTTGTAAATGAGATGGATTCAGAAGAATTTGCTATATGTACTTGGGATAATAAGGAATGTAACTATAGTGCAGTTTGCTATAGTGCTAATGGTACTAGCTTTACTTATCTGGATAACGTATATAATAAGGCTACTAAGCAGATGTATAGACTGGAAGAGCATCTTATATATAGGCTAGTAACACAATATAGTACACCTTCTGCTATTCTGAATCTGAACCTACAGAACAAGTTTAAAGTATATGCTACTATGACTGATAACCATCTTCCAAATAAAACCTTTATAGTGGATAGTATTACTACAGATTATAGATTATGTAAGCAGGAAATACGGTTAATAGAGAAGAAGTAATATGCAATTTACAAGAACAAACATAAATAAGACATTTCGTAACGGTGTAGTTAATGCCAGTAATGTAGCTGTTACTAATGTTGGCGGTGGTGGGGGAAGTTCTTCTTTAAGTGGGAACTTTCTACCTGCTGTTAATAATGGTGATGGTTCTTATACTGTAGATTTATCAAAGGTAGTGTTTACTGGAAACTTAATTGGTGAAGGTGAAATTACTGCTTATGGTCAAGGCTCTACAGGTGGTGGAAGCACTTCTACAGGTTCAGTTACTATTTATGATGGTTTGGATTCTGTAGCTGTAGATGCTGCTTTATCAGCCAATCAAGGTAGGATATTAAGAGAGATGATATTAGAAGCTGGAACTGGTGGTAGTACACTATTATCTAAATTGGAAGATGTAACACTAACCAATCTGGCAGACGGACAGATATTAAAGTATGATGCAGCTTCTAAGAAGTGGGTTAATGGTGATGGTACTAAGGTTACTTGGACTAATATAGAAGGGAAGCCAGCAGCACTTACAGATGCCAATATAGCTAAGTGGAATGAGAACAACCACACACATACTAACAAGACTACATTAGATAAGATAACAGAAGCCAATCTTACTAGTTGGAATAACAAGCTAGATAAAACTGTATGGGATAAAGCATTTTACTTTGATAGTGCAGGTGATTTAAGAGCAAAAGTTAATGTAATAGGCGAGAAAGAAATTAGTGCTTATGGTGCTGGAACTACTTCGGGTGCTGGAACTGTAACTATAGTGGATGCACTTACCAGTACAGCTACTGACTGTGCTTTAAGTGCTAATATGGGTAGAATCCTTAAAGATATGATAGATTCTAAAGGTGCTGTTTCTAGCTGGGAAGATATAACCGATAAACCTAGTTGGATAACATCTACAAAACCTTCCTATAGTTGGAATGAGATTACTGGTAAACCTAGCACCTTTACACCTTCTGAACATACACATAATTATGCCAGTTCGGTTAAGGTAGGTAATACTGCTTATAATGCAGCTAGCAATGTTATTAGTTTACCAGCTTATCCTACTTTATCTAGTTTGGGTGCAGTTAGTTCTACAGACTTTAACGCACATACAAGTAACACAACATTACATATTACCAGTACGGAAAGAACTAACTGGAATGATGCTAATAATAAGAAGCATACACATTCTAATAAGTCTGTATTGGATGGAATAACATCTGCTAAGGTCACTAATTGGGATGGTGTAGCAACTAACTGGAATAAGGCTTTTTACTTTGATTCCAATGGAGATTTGAAGGTTAAAGTAAATGTTATCGGTG